ATTACATTAAATACAATAAATGATTATTTTGAATCCCGCCCTAAGAAGAAAGCTATTTTTGATTCAAATAAAGGAAATGAATATTTGATAAAAATTTCTGAAATAGCAAAGATAACTACTTTTGATTATTATTACAACAGAATGAAAAAAATGACTTTCTTTCGGACTTATCAGAATACTCTTGGAATGGATTTATCATGGCTATATGATCCAGATAATATTTTTGATTTAAAGAAAAAGCAAGAGCAAGAAGAATGGTTAGACAATTCATCATTAGAAGCTATTGCTTCTTTAATAGATGATAAAATACTTTCTATAAAAGAACAATGTGTAGATAATGTAACGCGGGATGGTACTTCTATTGGAGAAGGAATAGATGATCTTGTAGAATCATTAAAGGAAACTCCGGAAATTGGTTATCCTTTATATGGAACTTATATAAATACTGTAACTCGCGGGGCTCGCCTTAAGAAATTTTATCTAAGATCAGCTGCCACAGGTGTCGGTAAAAGTAGAGCCATCGCCGCAGATGTATGTTATATAGGTTGCGATCAAATGTATGATTTAAAAGAGAAAAAATGGATAATGACTGGAAAAGCTGAACCAGTTATGTATATTGCTACTGAACAGGATCTTAGCGAAGTACAAACTATGGCTATTGCTTTTTTATCAGGTGTAGATGAAGAGCATATTTTAACTGGAGAATATTATGAAGGTGAATGGGAAAGAGTAATAAAGGCTACTCAATTATTAAAACAGAGTTCAATTTTGTTTAAACAGCTTCCGGATTTTTCTTTAAAAGATATAGAAAATACGATTATACGAGGTATTAGAGAAAATAATATTCGTTATATATTTTTGGACTATATTCATACTTCAATGAAGATACTTGAAGAAATTACAAAAAGGTCTGGAGGAATTAAATTAAGAGAAGATAATGTTTTATTTATGATTTCAATTAGATTAAAAGATATTTGTAATCAGTATGGTGTTTTTATATTAAGTAGTACTCAATTAAATATGGATTATACTACTTCTGAAACTCCTGATCAAAATTTATTAAGAGGTGCGAAGAGTATTGCGGACAAGATCGACCTAGGAGAAATTATGCTAGAGACCACCGCAAAAGACAAAGAATCATTGGAACCAATTCTAAAGAAAATGGGTATAGAAATGCCTAATGTAAAAATAAGTGTGTATAAAAATAGACGCGGAAGATGGAAGGGCATTTATCTTTGGGTAAATGCTAATCGAGGTATTTGTAGATTTGATCCTGTTTTCGTCACGAAATACAACTATGAATTAGTTGAGATGGAAGATTTAAAAATTCATATAGCTGATTCTTCAGCTTTTTGATTAAAATTTTTTGGACAAAGTATAAAAAATTTTTTGCTCCAATTTTTATATCTTAATAAGAACAAAAGAAAGGAATTTTAATATTTATGACATTAAAAGAAAAAATTATTTTAGCTAAAAATAAAGGGGTATCTATTAAATTAATATCAGAACTAAGTAATATTAAAATAAATACTCTTTATGCTTATTCTTCTGGACAAAGAAATTTAAGTCCTGAAAAAGAAGAAAAAATAAATAATATATTAAATTCTTTAAATATATTGGAGGAATAAATATGAAAAAATTTAAAATACATACTTTAGAAGAAATTCAACAGGAATAGGAGCCCTACCAAGGATTAAATATTAAAGGACAGCTTCAACCTGGAGATAAAATTAATAATTTAACTATTATTTATAAAACAAAAAAGAATAAAACTATTTATTTTGTATGCAAATGTGATTGTGGTAATTATACTGTTGTATCTCAAGCACATATAAAAGATGGTCATACAAAATCTTGTGGGTGTTTAGTTAAAGAAAAAGCAAAAGAACAAGCTATAGATTTAACAGGCAAAAATTTTGGAAAATTAACTGTAATAGAAAGAGCTGGCTCTTCTAAAGACGGAGCTGCGCTATGGCTTTGTGAATGTTCTTGTTATAATGAAAAAGGAGAACATCCTCAAAAAATTATTCGAGGAAATAGTTTAAGACAACATTTAGTTAATTCTTGTGGTTGCTTGCAAAAAGAAAAAATAGCTGAAATAGGAAAAGCTAGTTTAATAGATTTAACTAATCAAAAATTTGGTCATTGGACAGTTATTCAAAGAGCAAAAAATCATTATAGTGATAATGGTAGTCGTTATACTATGTGGCTTTGTGAATGTAATTGCGAAAATCACACTCGTAAAATAATTGAAGGTAATAGTTTAAAATCTTATACTAGTACAAGTTGTGGATGTGTTAAAAAATATAAAGGAGAAGAAAAAATTGCTGAAATTTTAAATTATAATAAAATAAAATTTGAAAGAGAAAAAAGTTTTAAAAATTGTAAAATAAAAAAACAATTACATTTTGATTTTTATATTCCAAATCAAAATTATCTTATAGAATATGATGGTATTTTACATTTTAAGGCAACAGGAGGTAAACTTGGAACAGAAGAAAAACTTTTTCAAAATCAAGAACATGATAAATATAAAAATCAATGGTGTAAAGAAAATAATATACCTTTAATAAGGATACCTTATACTCATTTAGATAAAATATGTTTAAAAGATTTACTTTTAGAAACCACAACTTTTTTAATTTAATATGTAGAAAACCAGTTTAATAAATTATAATATAACAAAAGGAAAAATTATAAAAAATGTATAACTATGATTTAGTATATATAAGAGAAAATATAACTCAAGAACAGATTATAGAATTATTAACTGAGTTTGGCGGTGAACCAGAAGTAAAAAACAACGCAATTGTTTGTAAAACAATTTGTCATAACCATCGAGGAGAAGGCAGTAATAAATTATACTTTTATTTTAATAGCAGACTTTGTCATTGTTACACCGGCTGCGCAGAACCAACCTTTGATATATTCGAACTCACACGCAAGGTGATGAGCAGAGAACAGCCAAAACAAAGAGAAGATCCAGAATGGAGTCTTCCTGAGGCTATTAGTTATATAGCAAATAAATTTGGTTTTTCTCCTGAAAAAACAAAAGAAGAATTTAGTAATGAAGCAGAAAATGACCTAAAATTATTTGAAAAATATGACAGAATAAGAGATATAAATGTAAACAATCAACAAGTAGAATTGAAGGAATATGATGGAAGTTTTTTAAAGTTTCTCCCCCATCCGAGGATAGGTATTTGGGAAGATGAAGGAATAACTGAAGATGTAATGAAAGAAGCAAAAATATGTTTTGATCCTAAAAATAATGGAATAGTTATTCCTCATTTTGATATTAACAATAGATTAATTGGAGTAAGAGAAAGAAATTTAATAGAAGAAAATATAGAAAAATATGGTAAATACCGTCCCGCATACATAAATAATAAAATGTATAATCATCCTTTATCTTATGCACTTTATAATTTAAACAATAGCAAAGATAATATTAAGAAACTTAGTAAGGCTATTGTATTTGAATCAGAAAAAAGTTGTTTAAAATATAGAAGTTATTTTGGAAAAGAAAATGATATTAGTTGCGGAATTTGCGGTTCAAATCTGATAAGTTATCAAGTATGGTTATTAATTAGTCAAGGAGCTAAAGAAATAATAATAGCATTAGATCACGATTTTACAGATATACAATCAGAAGTTGCTCAACGACAGATAAAGAATTTAAAAAATATACATAAAAAATATGGGAAATTTATAACTATCAGCTTTATGTTTGATAGGACTGGATTACTCGATTATAAATCGAGCCCTATTGATCATGGTCCAGATATTTTCTGCAAATTATTTAAAGAAAGAATAAATATATATGAATAAATTTATGCGGTGGCGGAATAGGTAGACGCAAATACAAATCTATGAGGATTCAGCAGACGGTTGGCGGTCATGCGAGAGATGAGACTACGCGCCGAAAAAGCAGAACCAGTTGGAGAACATACACTCAAATCATAGAGAATAAAGACCGTATGTAAGGTGCAAATCCTTACCTGCATATTTAAAAAATAAAAAGGAGAAAATAAAATGAAAGTAAATTGTATAAAGATAACAGTAGATTTTGAAAGAATCTATTCTGAAATAGATCGTTTTAGATTAAGTCATAATGGAGAAAATCCATCTTATATTATAATGAATGATGATACAAAGGCTGAATTAATGAAACGATATGACTTTAGACCGTTAAAAGATAAAGCTAGAATAGCTATGATTTATGGTATTCCTATAGTTATTTATACTGGATTAGAATTTGGTGAGGTAGATATTATATGAAATATGAACTTATTAATCCGCCTAATAATAAATATACTACTAAGCAGCAAATTTTTATTAATAGAGGATTTAAAGAAAATGATTTAATTCATTATATGAATTTATCTAATGAAGATATAAATGATCCAGAAGTATTTGGAGAAGAAGTAATGGCGGCAGCCGCCTCGGAACTTAAACGAGCTATAGAAACTAAAACCGATATCTGTGTGATCGTGGACAGCGATTGCGATGGGTTCTCTAGCTCCGCAATCCTTATCAACTATATTTATGATATATCACCAAAATATATAGAAGAAGGACATCTGCATTAGTTTTTTCATAGCGGAAAACAACATGGTTTAATAGACGCTATGGAATAGATAAATTCTAAAAATCCAACTTTAGTATTAGCTCCAGATTCCGGTTCAAATGATATTCAGCAAATTGAAGATTTGTATAAAAATAATATTAAAACAATAATTTTAGATCATCACTTATTGGAAGGAGAACCTAGCCCCCATTGTTATTTAATAAATAGTCAGCTTTCGCAGTATCCTAATAAAGAATTAACTGGTTCAGGAACGACTCTTCAATTTTGTAGATACTTGGATAAAGTTAATAATACTACTTATTCAAAGCAATATTTGGATTTATGTGCATTAGGATTAATTGGTGATATGGCTTCTCTTCATTCTTTTGAAACCAAGCAATTAATTAATTTAGGAATACAGCCAGAAAATATAAAAAATCCTTTTATATATGGAATGTGGCAAAAAAATAAATTTAAATTAGGAGAAACACCTACCGCATAGGGCTTTACATTTTATATTGTTCCTTTTGTTAATGCTATTAATAGAAGTGGAACGCAAGAAGAAAAAGAATTAATATTTAATTCAATGTTAAAATTTAAAGCACAAGAAAAAATATTGTCTAATAAACGAGGTCATACAAAAGGTGAAGAAGAAACGATTTTAGAACAAGCTTTAAGAACTTGTACTAATGTTAAAAATAGACAAACAAAAGATGAAATACAAGCATTAGAAAAAATAGAATCTTTAATTGAAAAAGATAATATGATGAAACATAAAGTATTATTATTTTTATTAGCACCT